CCTTATCCGAGGAGCACAGCGAGACTTGTGTCCGCCTGTACTTCTGTGTCAAGGATTGCACCCTCGCCCGACACTAGGATCGGTAACGTGGCGTCGAATCCGGTTGCCCCGGAGCGGATAGAAACTTGACCGCCCTCTTGGAGTTTGCCGACTGTGAACGCGGCGGTATAGATCCATGCGTGCGATTCGTAGGAGGTCGCAAGTGCGACCAGATCGTCGATAACCGCTTCGATGTCTCGGGCTTTTTGAGCGTCTACCGAATTAGTGACTTTAGTCACATCGGCGACAATCGAGATCCCGAGCCATTTAGCCTGCGAGAAATTGACCGTGATCGAGTTCAAGATATTTTGAACAATCGAGATGTTTCTCATCGATCGATATAGATTGCTCGAAACCGGAACATTATCAGGGTGATAGAAGCTCACCACGTTTTGCAGATAGACTGCACCCGACTTGATTATCGTCGGGGAGACTCCTGCTTTGACCGCGGTGTCTCGGCTATCGTAGCTCGAGGTCCATCGCTGCGCGGCGGCTCCGGGGATAACACCTGGGAGGAGCTCGCCGATGTACGATTGCGCGGCGCGAGTGTTGTTCACACGTGCCATAACGCCGATCGCGATAGCTGCGATCTCGCTCGGGTGATTAGGAGATCCGGGAACCGCGATCACGCCATTAGCGCGATCCGTCTTACGTGCGGCACCGATGGCGACGAGTGCAGAGAGACCGTCCGAGCCGGCGGTGTTGTCGCCAGTGAGCACCCTAAACGGGCGAGCTACTAGTTTATCGTAGAGACCTACCGCAGTGTTACCCGCGCCCACGTAGGCGAGGATTGCGTCGAGATTCGCGGTTAGTTGTCCGTAGCCGTGAACGACATCGGTAAACCAATTCTCGTTTGCATCGTCTCCCGTACCGAGCCCGTCGAGAGCGTCGGTAATATCCGGGATACTCGCGCCCGAGGCCATCACAGCGACGGTTACAACAAGACCGGCGACGGTTTCCTGATTGAATCCTTCATTAAGAGAAGCGATGATCTCGTTCCCCCATGTTCCGAGGGATTTTGCCGTGATTGTCACCACGCCGTCCGCCGCGGTAGCCGAGACGGGGAGGTCTTGATCTGCATTGATCGCGGCGGCGATTGCGGTCGCTGAATCGGCAACCGCCGAGGCGTTTGCGATCGTTACGGGCACATAATCGCCAGCAATGTATAGGTGCAACGTGCCAGCTTCGGTACTCGCACCGACGATCGTGATCGTTCCGACTGATACCACCGCTCCGTCTAGTTCAGCTTGAGGGCAAGCCCAAAGCTCGACGCCGTTAGACCCGGCAAATGTGGCCTTAATCAGTCGATGCAACATCGACCCGTAACCGTAACGAGATCCGGCATCTTCGGGGCTCGTAATCAGTTGGGGAGTCTCGTCGGCAATGCCGGTTTTTGCTGCGGCATATGATCCGATTACGAGAATCTTTCTCGGGAGGTTTTCCGCAGCGCTTTGAAACTGAACGTTATTAACGCTCGATCCCACCGCAGCGGCTAAACTACTTGAGCTTAGAGACATTGGTTACCTCTTGTTGTTCGGTATAAATCCATATCTTTTCAGATATGATTTCGTTTGGTTTATCATCCGGGGTTAGTACCTCCCCGGTCTCGTAATCAGTCATCGACGATCCGAAGACGTGCATCGGACTAATCTCGAGCGTGCCGTCGGATTTCCGCACCTCTTTGGTCCACGCTTTATCAGCTTTGCGAAGAGTCTTCGCAAACGACCCAGAATTTCCGGGCGCATCGAGATCGAGTTTATGACGATAATTCATCTGCTCAGTAGTCAGAAGGAGATGGAAGAAGGATTTTTTAGCCGACGGATTCCCGTAAGGCACTTCAACCTTTGCGTAAATCCCGTCAGGTAAAAACGGATCGGAGTCGTCAAACTCGAAAAGTTTCTCAACCATTATGTCATGGAATTGCATAATCCCTACTCCGGCGCCGCGTTGGTTACCGTCACACCCTGCAACGTTAATTCGTCGTCGTCGTTAACGACATCGACGGAGATTGTCGTCGGTTGAATCACGCCCTCACTATCCACGTTGAGCGCCTCGAGACCCGAAAGGGTTTCGTAGATTGTGCCCGTAAGATCCATCGATCCGGTTACCGTTACGAGAGAGCCCCGCGGGTGCGGAGCGTCTTTCGAATAACTGGAAATCCAACGGCTAGAGACCTCGAGATCCGGCCCGAGGTCCATATCGGAATTATCCATCAAGACGCCATAAACGATCGACATGAGTTCATCGGCTGAATCATCCGCAAGCGACGCGGCATGTTGCAAACCGGCTAATGCTGTAGCTTTTTGGGCGGGTGTCGAGACGGAGCTCTCTAAAGCGGCGAGGTCTACCCGTGCCGCTTTAGAAGCTAGTAACTCGATCCTAAAAGACATTTCGTGTCGTATCGGTCCGCATATTCCGGCCCCTGATTTCGGGAAGCTCCCGCGGGCGTAGAACACTTGAACGGAGCGATTAAGATTCGCAGTTAGCTCCGTCGAATCCCCTTGAGGTTGATAGCCGATTGTTCGGTATCGACCGGAGGCTCCAGCGCCCAGAATCGTCACGAGATTATCTTTTACAGTTTTAAAATTCATACTAACTGTTCCGCCGCCATCAGATAGAGAGTAATCCACCCAAACGAGCGCCCGTGCTCGACTGGTTTCTCCAGAACATAGGTGGTGAGGTCACCGGTTACCGTGGGGGTCGAGGGGATTTTGACACTCCAATTCTCACCATCCGCCGGTATCGCGGGCAACGACGAGCGACGTACAGTCACGACCGGTAGATTAATGATCATTTCGGCCCCCGTTAGGGGGTCAAATTTACGAGTATCGTAGGCGACTTGACCCATCACGGTAACTGACTCCCCGGCAGGTGAGATAAGAGTCACGGGCAAACCAAAATCACCCTCGAGTATATCCTCGAGGTCGCTTTCAATTTGAGCCCGTAGATCCATTTACTCGCCGTCCTTTTTATCTGATTTCTTGATTGATCGCATGGGTTTAGTGTCGGATCTCTCTGACTTCAAACCCTCGGGCGCGAGTTCATCCGGGATATTCCGAGTGTACTTTTTGCCGCCAATATAGACCGTCGTTCCTTCGGGAAGTCTCATCGTTTGGCCTTCTTTCGGGGGCGCTTTTTAGGCGCGTGTTTGACGTCGACCCCTTCGACCATTGGCTCGGGTATCGGCCCAACGGGGATCTCTTCGACCTCCAGTTCGGGCTTAATCTCGACCACTGGCACGACCTTGATCTCGTCAAGTTTGAGGTAGCCTTTCCTCACAAACGAATCTAAAGATTCTTGAGGAAGAACGCCCTCGGGAACAAGATCACCCTTTTGAATGATCTTATCTCCGAGAGCCAGGCAAGGTATTTCTACCAACCAACGCATTATGGTGTGATGTCGATTACAACAATGGAATCAACCATAGTCGGAATGAATACCGGCGCACATTGCGTGCGAATCATTAGAGATTTTTTGTGATCCGGCACGATTACGTCATGATGGAACATTCTCGGATCAATCAATCCGCTTTCCGTCGCCGTCGCCGAAGCGGGCATCGGGGCTGCGTCGGGAGAGAATCCGAAAATCTCTTGGTAATAAGTGTCTTCGCTCGCGGTCATCGGGAGGCGCTCGCCCGGGCCGAATACTCGATCGAATCTGGCTTGTGTAGAGCCGATCACGAATTTATCCGTAGTCAGGAACTTGGTATATGTCCCCGATGCGTTGTCATATCCATCTAGATATGTGAACAGGTGGAGAGTGTGACCCTTCGGGGTATCCAGCACGCCGCGGAAAGTGAATCCGTTTTTGATGAGGTGGTCAAATTTGGCCGGCATCGACCCATTAGTCGTGATGTAGCCCTGATCGACTCTGCGGTTATCAGCATTCGCCAGAATCTTAGTATTGACCAGAATCCCCGCCATTGCCTCGGAGCTCGCAAGTGCGTAATCCGGGGTTACGTGTGCATCTTGACGGACGAGCTCGCAACCGGTGTCGATGTCGCCGAGAATATTAGTCCCTGCAGTAGCCCACGAGGCGCCGGCCGTAAATGTGTGTGTACCTTTGCGCTTGAAATCATACGTCAAACCGGTGTCAGTTGTTCCGATGATCGCGGGCATTTTACCCGTGAGGATAACCGTCGAGGCGAGGAGCTCGAAGGTCCGAACAAAACGCCTGTGTTGCTCGACGTGGAGTTCGCGAGCTATCTCACGCATTTTGTCGAGCCGAGAGCGAGTCTGGAAGGAGTTCTCGCCGGCGGAACGCATAAATAGTTGGTTCGCGTCGATTGGGGAGAGTTCCTCACCCAAAGGCGGGATGATATTTCTCTCTGTGAATTTTTCTTTGACCGAGGCGCTGTGACCTTCGACAGGAAGTGCCATCGTTCCGCGAGGGACGAGGCTTGCGATTCGCTCGTTCGCGCGGATTATATCGATGTCAAACTCTAGAGTCTCGGCATCGAAAACGGATTTTGATCCGGATTCAGGTCGCCCGAATAGACTCATAAAGCCTGTTGGTAGACCGACATAATCCTTTTCATTGAACATATCGAGCACAAAGCGATGGTATTGGCCTTGTGATACTGGTGTACTTATTCCTAACATTATCGTTCACCCTTCCCAGGATTAGACGTTTGCGTACTCATCGACACTCAGAGTGTCTTTGAAAGTGATTCCGATTTCATTCATGCAATCGCGAATCGATTTGTTTTTAGCGTTAGCGTAAACAATATCGGTTAGCGCGAGAGAATTCTCGAGAGTGATTTGATCCTGGTCCAGAATCAACCCACGACCGAAGTTGATTATCGGAACGTCAGTTACATCGCCCGCTACGATTTGAGCGGCGGTAAGTGCGCGAGTCAGGATGCCCGCGGGCACGCCTTCGACGCCAGTTACAGATCCGGCAACCGCGGTTCCGACCGCGGTCAGGCCATTGAGAAAACCGGTCCCCGTAATGTCAGTACCCGACGCGGGATCTGTCTTGGTGAGCACCGTTAGAGTCTGCCCGACTCCACCGATCGGAGTGTGGAAAGATACAACATCCGTTGTGATGTCATATTCAGCCACAAGTTGACCACCAAACGAAGCGTTGAAAACTTCGGCGATGTCTTCAAGACCAACGATGGAAGTAAATGCGATCGCTGTGAAATCAGTCAATGTGCCGTTAATCTCGATTGACATTGAACCGTCGGCGACGGCTTGCCATGCAGCCAGGTTACCGCCATTAGCACCACATGTCAGAGTTGCCGGAATCAAAGATTCAGCGGAGACATCGGTCAAAGGAACCCATTTACCAGCAGCATTTTTAGAAACCACTGTTCCATATACCATCGCGGCGGTACGCGCGGCGTCTTGAAGCAATGTTTCGTCGACTGCTACCATTGCATCCCCGCCTAGCTGGAAAGGGAGATTTGAAAGTTGTGTATCAACCATTACAGTCATAATTACCTCACTATACCGAGGTTAGATCGGGATCTAGCGACGGCGGCTTTTTGGTCTAATTCATTTCGGATTATGCCGTCGTCACTCACTGTGGGGGCATCAACCGACTGTGCATTTACTTCGGGAATCGCGTCGGTCTCGACCGCAGCGGCAATGGCGACTTGACCCTCGCGCATAGCGTCAAGGGCAACGATAGCACCCTCGAGAACTGCGGGTTCAGCGTCGCCGGAAAGCACTCGCACGGCGAGAGCTTGGATCGCTGCAGGATAATCCGTTCCGGTCAAGTAAGGGGTTGCCCTCTCGACGCGAGCGGAAATTGCTGCATGATCCGCTTTTAGATTCTCGAGTTCCTCGAGCATCGCGGCTATTTGTTTTTCATCCATGTTAGCACCTTTCGAAATGCTCGAATCCTCCAATGCGGATTCTGCTGCACTTGTTGGTTTAGAGTGTACCTGTAACCCTTTCGGGTTGTAAAGTAGATTATCTAGCATCCCGACGGAGATTGCGTCAGGGATTGTCGGATCGGGATCTTGAGCTATTAGTACGGAACCACGCCCGAAATCTGTTTTTACAGTTTCTTCGGAAATCCCGCGCCCCATAGCTACGCGGGAGATGAACACGCGCTCGACCGCGTTGATCCGATTGCGGATCTCTTCGATCCCTGCCTCATTATCCACGCGCGGGGCTTTGTTCGGCGCATTCTCGGATACAATCCGAACGACCTTAATCCCCTCTTTTTCGTAGGCTTCGGAGAAATCCGCGCCAGTGACAATCACGCCGATCGATCCGGTCTCCGCAACTGCGGATTCGGCAACAATGCTATCCGCGGCGGATGCGATCCAGTATCCCGCCGAAGCCATTAGACCCGCATTAACCGCGGTGACCGGCTTCTCTGCGCCCGAGATCGCTTGGTAGACACCATCAACCCCGCTCACCTCGCCGCCCGGTGTATCCATAATCAGTTCGATTGAGTCAACATCAGGATGTTCTTCGGCAATAGCGATTGATTCGATAATTGCCTGATAGGATGTTCCTGCAATCCCGAAGATTTTATCGACCATATCCGGGCCGGCTTGAGTCAATACGCCGCTAATGGCAATCGACGCGACACCGCCAGAGATCGAAAGAATCTCTTCTTCAGCTTCGGAAGCAGAGAGCCCGAAAAATGCTTTGACGTCCTCTGAGCTAATCTTCACAGCGGCGTTTCGATCTTCGTGGTATTGAATGAGATCCGGCTCATAACAAGCCCATAGTTTCGGCATTATTTACTCCCTATCAGACGCGAGCCACTTGAATTCACTTGGTAATGCCATCCGAAAGTGGTCACCACGATATCGCCCGCGTAAGTATCCGCGGCGGCGCCGGAATTGCGAAACAATCTAAACGTAATTTGCGCGCCGATGTCGGTAAAGGTCGACATGTCGATCTCGCCAAGTAAGACTAATTGCTCTATCGTCCACGCGGTCGCGGGGACTGCAACAACCTTAGTCAACGTGCCGTAGACCGGAGTCGTATCGTCTTCAACCACGCGATATTCGAATGCGAGCTCGACATTGCCGGCGGCGGCGGTCGCTTTGAGTATGTGGGCGTGAACCGAAAGATTAGTCCCGCATACCCAATCGTGACCCACTTCTTTTCCCGATACGGGAACCTCAGTCAAGGCGCCATTAGGAAAATTGGCCATAAACAGATCAGTGCCCGGAACGTTGATTTTCACGGGTGCGTCATTGTTGCCTGGGATTGTCACCGCAAGGGGATCGAAGTTGTCATCTCTCCACTGTGGGGCGGGAAGGAATCCGGGTTGAAATCCTGATCCGATTAGGCTCATGTATCTACCCTCACGGATCCGGCGGCGCCTAGACACCACACATACAGGTCTATATTTGCCGTAAATTCGATGTCGTGTGAGATCCCCTCAAGGGGTACACCTTCGGTTACTAGCGTAGGGGCACCGGCCCCGGTTACGCGGTAGGTATGCAGATAGACGAGACTCTCGCCCCCGCTCCCGACCGTGATCAGTGTATGCAGTTGACCAGCGGCGATCGACGTCGCAACTTTAGTCCACGCGCCCTCGGGGCATACTTTAATAGATGGTGCCGCCATGATTATTCATCCTCTTTTTTGTCTTCGTCTTCGTCGGTTTCATCTTTACCGCTAGAACTCTCTTCGGGCGCCTCGACTGCGGTCGCCGCGTTAGCAGCACCGGAGCCCCAGGGAGGAAGTGGGAGCCCGTCGAGCTCTCGAGCGATTTGGGATTTGTTGGCTTCTATATCGGAGCCGTTTAGATTCTGCGCGACGTCTGCGAGCGTCTGAGCGCCCATCTCGACGTACAATTGATCGGCTTTCGCGGTCTTCATCGGGTCAATATTAGGCATTGGTACACCGGCCCAAGTGCCGTTTAGCCAAGCGCGCCGCATTCTAGGGTCTGACCACCCGGGCGCCGCTATGCGATTCGCGGCAATCTCGCCGGAAATCCACGCTTCGACAACCGGATTAAGCATGTCGCTGGCCATCTCTGCACGCCACATTTGCGCGATCCGCCAATACATAATCAGCGCCGCGCGAGAAGCAGAATAGTTTTGCTCGAATTTCATGAGAAGCACCTCAAGCGGCATCGACATTGACGCGGCGAGGTGTGAAGTGAAAGCGTCGACAAACCGCCCGAACTCTTGACCGGGAGCTGTATCTGGGAAGGGTTTTAAGTCCTCCCCGCCTTCGAGATTGAACACACCAACGGACCCGGGCGCGCCGATCGTGGCTTCGTCTACGGGTATGTATTGTACGCTCGTCGCGGCGATGGGAGACCCGCTCCCGAGTCCCTCCGATAGCTCCGGCGTGTATCCCGCTGGCGAATCATTTGTTGTGCCGGCGAATATGTCGCTTGCTGGATTATCCGGCGAGGGTTTGACGTACATATTGATATTAGATTGTGTGATCGCTTTTTTAATATGCGCGAGCGAAAAGTCGGTGATGTTCTCGAACTCTTGAAGCGCGTGGAAAATCCGTGGATATCCGCGGAACTGTTTGGGCCATTCTGGTTGGTATCCGTGAAGCACCAACGGGCACCCTGACTTAGACCCCTTCGCGGGAATCCGTATAGGTTTATAGACTCCATTTTCAAAAGATTGCATGTGGTATGCCATTGGTCTCCCGGTAGAGTCTCGCTCAATTCCGTCCGCGTAGGTGCCGACTGACCCGTCGGTGTGAGTCACACCCGATCCACGGATTACGCCAGGATCTATCGCCTTGAATTGCAACGGATTCTGAAGGTCTCTTCGGTTATTATAAAAAAGCCGGGTCCAATATTCGCCGTCGCGTTGTTGACCGATAGAGGCGAGCCGTTGGTACTGATAGAAATTCAGGTTTTCGGATCGACTTGCTTTTTTATCCATCGCCCAAAGGTGAAAGCGCCTTTCGACGTCTCTCGCCCATTCGGCGGCGCGCTCCTCAGTAATGCCGAGCATACTAGCGACCGGAGCGCTCTTAAATTTGAGGCCTGTATCGACCACCGTATCGGCGTGTCGCTGGATGAGGGCATGTGCCTGTATAGAGTCCAGATAGGCGGATCGGGCATTGCGACGCGCCTCCCAATGATTGATATTCGTGACTGAGCCCGAGGCGGATAATCCGCCGGGCCATTTCGCGCCACCGGCTCCCCGCCCGCCGAATGTACGGCCCGAGGTGATCGTCGCGCGTGGGCGGATCGTGGGCTCGGATACAGTCGCACCCTTCCCGAACAATTTAAGGAAAAATTCGGATACAGGGTTAGACATTATCGCTTGCGCCTCATGTTGATAGAAGTGATTCCGCCGCCGTTAATCCGCCGGTAAAGCGAATCGATTTCCGCTTCGAGGGTAGATTGTAGGTCCCGGAGCTCGTTAACCTTCCGGCGGCGGGCCCCTTGAGCCATTTCGCCCGAATTGAGCCGGTACTCCTCAATATTTTGGGTGATTAACTCTTCAAGAGCGGTCGCGGTAAGGGCTAGTTGAGCTTGTTTGGTTTCGAGTCTCGCTTCCAACGTCGCTTTATATGTCGGATCGTTGATACTCATACAATGGATTGTGGAATGGTATAATCAGATTGTCAACCTGTATGTTTAACGGGAGTCGAAAAGAAAGATTATAGGATTTTAGGCGGCGGCCCCTCGACGGCTTTCGCAAGTCGCTTGAGCACGAGTTTATGATTGATTAGTTCGAGATCCTTCGGTGTAGCTCCCGCCGCTTTCGCCTCGACTTTGAGCTCGAAAACTTTGGAGTCAAGATAGATATCCCCGGCGCAAAGATTTAGCACCCGACAATCTAAAGCTTCATTCCGTCGGCCGCTTGGGCAATGGAACGATCCGTCGGCTCGCTTCTCTTCCGCCGTGAGCATATCAAAATATGAATCTTCCCGGTCGTAAGGGAATTGACAGAAGCCCGGGCGATCGGGATCGTCGAGATTGCGATAGGTATTATTCAGATTGTTGTATGTATGATGCTTATAGTAGTTCGTCGAGATCGTATACATCGTTAGATCTTCATTTACTTTGGTGTGCTTATACCGGCGCACGTTAAACGCTTCCATCGCGTCGCCACCCTTGGCGGATTTCAGTTGTCGTGTGCCCTTAGTTGGAAAGGTATTCCGTCTCGCCCCGCACCACGAATAGACCTGATCCATAGTCGCGCCGTCACCCGAATCCGTGAAAATCCTAAGGCAATGGAAGATGCGGCCGTCGGCTCGCCTGAACGCGAAACCACCTCCCAGGATAAACTTGTCGATGTCCGCCCACGCGCCGGCAGCGTAGTCGTCAACCGCACCCTCGATCCGATCGTAGAGGATCGAAAATGTTTTGAACCCGGCGCCGTGTCCGCAGATCTCGAACTCAAGCCTTGGCGGGTTCTTCTTATCTCGCTCGGAGCCCCGTTGCACGTCGATCCCCGCGGTGAGATAGAGCACGCCGTCGAGCACCACACCGGAGCGGTATGCACTGCGGAGCTCGACCACGTTCTCGATCGCCGGGCGAGATCCCGCTTCTCGATACGGCTCTCCGAGATAGAGATTTGTAAACGAGCGCATACCGTCGGGATTGTCTTTAGCCTTCTCGTATTTCTCCCATATCGCCAACCATGAGAGCATACCGACTGGAGAGTAGAGAGAGCTTATATGATATGATCTCCTATAAGGGGTACTCGGGATCGCCGTCGGTTTCCAGTATCCGTTTTTCAGCAAAAATCCTTTTTCGTGATTGGCGATCTCGCCATGGCAGTGCTCACATTCATAGTAGACATCGGAGACCCGCCCGTCATCGCCGCGGATAGGCTTGAGCCCGTAGCCCGCTTGCGCGCTAGCCGCCCAGCGGAGCTCCTGGAACGCCCCACACCGCGGGCAGGGGACTAGATATTTGCGCTGGTCTCCGAGTTCATACTCGGGAAAAATCGCAGAGTCTTCGATCGTCGTTGGCGTGGAGAAATCGAAAATCTTCCCCCGATCGCCGAACGCCATTGCCCGAGCCTCGGACACTTCGAGCCAGTTACCCTCACCCGTCTTGAGTTGGATCGGAGCGCCGTCGATCTCATCTCGCACTACGATTCGCTTCGAGTCCGCGCGGAGACCCGGGGCGGATTGTGCACTCGACATATCGAGATGGCCCCCCACGAATTCTTTGGATTTTATTTTGTCACCGGTACGTTTCGAGCCTTTGGTCGACGTCTGAGCGAAAATCTTGTCACGACATCCGCATGAATCGATCGCCGGCTCTAGTCTCTTGCTCGCCCATTTCTCGAGGAGGGCGTCGGTTGCGCTAATGAACAGAATACTCGCGGGCACCTCGCTGATCCAATACACGACTACATTCTCCGCGGCGGCGGTCATACCGATTTGCGCTGCCTTGAGCACAATTTGATGTTGGATGGGCGACGTCACGCTCATGTTATCCATGATCTCGACGAGATATGGCGTGCGCTCGTTATCCCACGGGCCCGGGAATGGAGTGTCGAGGGGTAGCACCCGCTTGTCCTGTGCGAATTTAGAGACCAGAGTCGAAGGAATATCAGAGGGTAGTTGCTGTATTAGGTTATTGAGATAGCGCTGCATATCGATCATAGCTTCGGGCGGAACGAATGATGTATTGAACTCCTCACTCATTAGGCTTCTACCTTACTTTCGTATTGCTTCTGTATCTCCATTTTTAGTGCATTGATAGAGCGGGTAGTATCCTTGTCGATGATCTGTTTAACTGCAATCTTATTTTCAGGCGTTAATGCACCACACACCGCAGCGCACTCCGCAGAGACTCTATCACCCATGGTCAACATGTGGTTAGATAACACACTAGCGATCCGCCCGATCACGGCATCGACGAATTTCCGATCGATTAGGAGCTTGAGGGTTGCCGCGTTGCGGATTTGGAGTCCGGTGGTCTGAGCAATCAATTTCGCGATCGAATAATCCGCCTTGAATTGATCTGCTTCGCTCTCCGGCGAGTCCTCACCATTTGCGGATTCCGGCAATTTAGGCACTCTTGCCACCGGCCCGGGCTTTTTCGTTTGGGGTTTCTTGGCCTCCTCCGATTGCCCCTTCGCCGTCTTTTCTTTCCGTGCCCTGCATTCATTTGCATACCGTATATTTTTAGGGTTTCTCGTGTTCACCATCTTATCGCGTGTTAATGAGATATTGCCGGTTCGCTCCGCGGCTTGTACCGCTCCGGGGGTGATTCCGAGTAATCTCGCGAAAGCGGATTTCCTCATAATATACGGTGCGTTTGCTAAAATCTTATCATCCATAATCCCCTATAATTTCTGTATATTTTCTGCATAAGTCAAGCCCAAAAAACATAGGGATTGTATAAAAATGCGAGATTATCCGAAAAAGCCTAAAGATTATAGTCACTTAAAATCAGATGCAGGTTCTAGATTAAGGGGGGCGGGACACACCG